TCGATAGTCGCATGTATGAATTTATGTACATATGTAGTTTTCCTATATGAATGAGGTTAGCACTTGTATTTAGTATTTGGAAAGGTAATTTACTATAAGACTATCGGTTAGCATTTGTTTTTTATACTTTTTTATCTTTTGGTACAACCGGGGATAAATAGTACTTGACTCAGGAAGATATTAGTGTATAATAGATTCATGTGTCAAAAATTGTTTTTTACAAAAACTACACTAGTGAGACTTCGGTCTTGCGACAACTAAACTAAAGCTAAAACAAAAGCATACATTATAGGAGAAAACATATGGCAAGTCTAGCTGACATACGTGCCCGTCTCGCGGCACAAGAAAATAAACCTACAGGGAATTATCCCCAATCTGACGGAGCGATTTATCCTCATTGGAAAATGGACGAAGGTGCATTAGCATCATTGCGTTTCTTACCCGATGCTGATACTGGTAACTCATTCTTTTGGATTGAACGACAAGTCATCAAATTACCATTCAATGGTATTAAAGGTGAAGTAAATTCAAAACAAGTGACTGTTCAAGTTCCTTGTGTTGAAATGTTCGGAGAAAATTGTCCTGTACTAGCAGAAGTTCGTCCTTGGTACAAAGACGAAACTCTAAAAGAAATGGCTAACAAATACTGGAAGAAGAGAAGTTATCTCTTTCAAGGCTTTGTTCGTCAAAACCCAATTGGGGAAGACAATACTCCTGCGAATCCTATTCGTAGATTTGTTATTTCACCTCAAATCTTTCAAACGATCAAGTCTTCATTGATGGATCCTGAGATGGAAGAGTTGCCAACTGATTACATGCGTGGTCTTGATTTCAACATTAAGAAAACGACTAAAGGTCAGTATGCTGATTACTCAACATCATCATGGTCTCGTAAAGAAACTGCATTGACTGAAGTAGAACAAGCGGCTGTTGAAGCACATGGTCTATTCAATCTAGCAGACTTCTTACCTAAGAAGCCAAGTGAGTCAGAACTCAGAGTCATTAAAGAAATGTTCGAGGCATCAGTAGATGGTCGTCCATATGACACTGACAAGTTCGGTGCTTACTATCGTCCATATGGTGTTGATGCACCTGCAGGAACTCCAGCACCGGCCCCAGCGCCAGCGGCTGAAGTAGCAACTCCAGCAGAAACATCTACTCCGTCGGAACCAGTAGTTGAAACTGCACCAGCAGTAGAAACTCCTTCTGAAGCAAACCCATCTAGCGATAAAGCAAACGACATTCTAGCAATGATTCGTGCAAGGCAAAATAATAGTTAGATGATTATGGGAGAGTGAAATACCTCTCCCTTTTTTGTAGGAGAAAAATATGACACTACCAGACGAAAGATTTAGAGCCCTTAAACAAGGGAAGAAATTATTAGAAGAACTTTGCGATCCAGGCAAAACTCCGCGTGTACCAAGTCTTATCAGAGATAGGGCGAGGGCGGCACTGAGACATTACCCTGCTGATTATGATTTAGATGATATGGCAGAGGCCTGCCCAGAAATCTTGCAAAAGCCTTCTAACTCTAGTAGAATTAACAACAAACAATCTAATCAATAGGAGTAAACGTGGCAAAACCATTTGACGTTTCCAAATTTAGGAAAGACATAACCAAATCTATCGATGGCTTATCAATAGGTTTCAACGATCCAACTGATTGGATCTCAACAGGTTCTTATGCATTGAACTATCTTATCTCAGGTGACTTCCATCAAGGTGTTCCTTTAGGTAAGGTAACAGTCTTTGCAGGTGAATCAGGCGCAGGTAAATCATACTTTGCCGCAGGCAACATTGTAAAGTCAGCACAAGATCAAGGCATCTTTGTAGTCTTAATTGACACAGAGAACGCACTTGATGAAGCATGGCTACAAGCATTACAAGTTGACACTTCAGAAGAAAAACTTCTTAAGTTAAGCATGAGTATGATTGACGATGTAGCAAAAACTATATCAACCTTTATGAAAGATTACAAAGCAATGGCAGACGAAGAACGTCCTAAAGTGTTATTTGTAATTGACTCATTAGGTATGATGTTGACACCAACTGATGTTGATCAATTCGACAAAGGGGACATGAAAGGGGACATGGGTCGTAAGCCTAGAGCACTAACATCATTAGTAAGAAACTCTGTTAACATGTTCGGAAGTTATAACGTTGGACTTGTTGCAACTAATCATACATATGCATCACAAGATATGTTTGACCCAGATGATAAAATATCAGGTGGTCAAGGCTTTATCTATGCATCTAGTATTGTTGTTGCTATGAAGAAGATGAAACTAAAAGAAGATGCAGACGGCAACAAAGTTTCTGATGTTAAAGGTATTCGTGCAGGCTGTAAAGTAATGAAGACTCGTTATGCAAAACCTTTCGAGGGTGTGCAAGTGAAGATTCCTTATGAGACAGGTATGAATCCTTATTCAGGTCTTGTTGACTTGTTTGAGAAATCAGGCTTGTTAACTAAGCAAGGCAATCGATTGAAGTACATCACTCAATCAGGTGAAGAAGTTCTCAAGTTTAGAAAGCCTTGGGAAGCAAACGAAGATGGTTGTTTAGATAGACTCATGTCCGAATACTCTGAAGTTAAAGATGCGTTAGATGTTGTAAATAACGAAGATGCATTGGAAAACGAAGAGGTAAACGTAGAATGAATCTAAATGACTTATCAAGTGTTTGGGTATTAATTAAACCCAGTATTGAAGATGGTGACCCTAGGGAAGCCGCCGATCTATTAGTAAATCATTTGATCGATGATGGTATGACTGCAACAGAAATCAAAAAAGCATTTGGCAAAGATGAAGAAATTATCGAAGCCTTATCGTACTTTTCTGATGAAGATGTAAATGACCTTGACGATCCTGATGATGCTGAAGAAGAGGATCACTGGGATTAATATGACTGTAATGAAGCCAATGGCGTCTGACTATACTGATTTAAAGAAGTATATTAAATCTATGCAAGAATACTATTCATCAAGGGGAAAGTCACCTTATAAAGTGGCACCTCATGTGTATAAAGAAGCAGGGATTTATTCTATACAAGACTTACTGGAACATAGGATTAATAATCCTTGGAGTAGAGTTGATCTATGAATTGGTACACTCGCATTAGCCATGACTTATCAGTAATACCTGATTTTATTGCTCATTATGAAACTGAGTTGATAGCATCTAAGGTAGATGTTAGAGTGCAAGGATTAGTTGAAAGACAAATTACAGCACTGCCCGGAGTAACTGAACATCGTTTCAATCAATTACAAGAGATTGAAGCGGTGCTCAACCTTCTTAACATCAAACTGCGTAAGATACGAAGAGGTCACTTTCAGAAGTACTTAGAGAAGTATCAACGAGCATTGACCTCACGTGATGCTGAGAAGTATGTAGATGGTGAAGATGAAGTCATAGACTTTGAGTATTTGATCAATGAAGTAGCCCTGCTTAGAAACAAGTATCTGGGCATTATGAAAGGATTAGATGCAAAACAGTGGCAAATGGGACATGTTGTACGTCTCAGAACTGCTGGAATGGAAGATATTACAGTAGATTAGACGTAACTCATTGATTTATTAGGCAATTTAATTGCAAAATAATGAAAATAATCCTTGACATTTAGGGTGAAAGGTCTTATAATATACGGTATGTTAAGTAAAAAAGCAGACAAAATAATTATAAAAAAGTTTGCAAAAAGGCTTGACTTTGGTACCGAAAGGTAGTATAATATAATCTTACACACTGACACTGAGGTAATTAAAATATGTCTAATAAAATCACTATAAAGTACGGCGAGTACAAAAATGCACCAATCATCAACCAAGAATTCACATTAGTGAAAGGCTTTCAAAGAGGTAAAAGTAGCAACTTTGTTACTGTTCTCAATGAAGGGCAAAGCAAACTTGGTATTAAAACTTTTCGAGTAAAGGTGAACAACATCAAAGATATCGAATGGGGTTCATCGAACCCAATAATGGGCGGTCTTGAGCCGACTACTCTTAAGAAAGAAGTTGTAGAGACTGACGTAGAAGCAATGGACAGAATCAAAACTAGATTCGACATCTTAGATGATATGTCTAAGGCTACTATCGCAGGCGATATTAGAGCAATGATTGTTTCAGGTCCTCCGGGAGTTGGTAAATCATACGGCGTTGAGCAACAAATGGAGAAGGCTTCATTGTTCGATCAACTGACTAACAGCAGAACTCGTTATGAGGTTGTTAAAGGTGCAATGACTGCATTAGGACTTTATGCAGTTCTTTACAAGTACTCAGATGCTAAGAACGTTTTAGTATTTGACGATTGTGACTCTGTATTTGCTGATGATCTTGCTCTTAACATTCTTAAGGCGGCACTTGATTCAGGTAAGTCTAGGAAGATTTGTTGGAACTCAGACTCAAGTCTGTTAAACAGAGAAGGCATTCCAAACTCATTTGAGTTCAAAGGTAGTGCAATCTTCATTACTAACTTGAAGTTTGATAACATCAAGTCTAAGAAGTTACAGGATCACTTAGAAGCATTACAATCACGTTGTCACTTCTTGGATCTTACTATCGACAATGCCCGTGACAAAATGTTACGAATCAAGCAAGTTGATAGAGACTGCACTGATGGATTGTTTGCTGACTACAAGTTTAAGAACGGCGAATCAGAAATGATCTTTGACTTCATGGAAGAAAACGCAGAAAAGTTAAGAGAAATCTCAATGAGAATGGCTCTTAAGATTGCTGACTTGTTCAAAATCCAGAAAAATGACAACTGGAAAATGTTAGCAGAATCAACTTGTATGCGTAGAGTTTAAACTCTGTGTCAGG